CGGGGAGACGCTGTGGGCCAAGATTTACGTACCGCCGGGCCAGGACCGTGAGGAACTGCGACGGCGCAAGGCGCGCGGCGGGAAGATCGGCACGTCCATATTTGGACCATACGACAAGCGGGAGCCGCTTGGTGGTGGGAAGTGGCGGGCGCGTGGCCTGAAGCTAGAGAGTCTGGACTTCGGACCGATTACGCGCACGGCGCTAAACCTCGGCGGAGCGTTCGCCGTGGTGAGTGAATACGAAGACGACGAGACAACAGGAGAAGATGCTATGGATCGCGACACCATCATCGCGGAATTGACGGTTAACGACATTCCGCAGACGTTGCGCGACACCATCATCGCGGAATACGCGCGCCAGCAGGAAGAGGCGGGCACGGTGGCGGAACTGACCGCCGAACGTGACGACCTCAAGCACGTGGTGGCGGAACTGACCGGCAAGGTGAACGAGTACGCGCGGCGCGACTTCGTGCACACCCTGGACGGCCAGATCGCGGAGATGGTGAAGGTGGACGTGTTGCGGCCCGTGGTCAAGCGCGCGGTACTGACCGAACTGGGCGACAACATGGACGCGGAGAAGGCGGGTCAGGTGCTTGCGGAGTACCTGGATACCGACGAGTACAAGCAACTGGCGCAGGCGATGGCGGCGGAACTGTCCGGGCCACGCGCGATTGTGCCGGGCAAGGGTAACGATGCTGACTGGCGGGATGAGTTCGTGAAGAACGCCGCGCAGTTGGCCCAGGAAGCGGGGGTGTAGCATGGCCGATTTGACATTTACGGCTGCAAGTGTGCGCCCGCTGATCCCGTCGAACGTGGTGAAACACACCGCTGATGCGGCCAGCATGACGCCGGGGCATCTGGTGTACCTCAAAAGCGATGGGGACGTGGCGTTGGCAGACGCGAACGCGGCGGCTTCGGTGGAGGCGTATGGCATCATCGTGGCGATTGAGGGCGGCAAGTCCTCGACGGCCATCGGTGACGTGGTATCGGTGGCGCTGTCCGGTTCGCGCGTGGCTGGGTTCTCCAGCCTCACGCCCGGCGCGCGGGGCTATGTGTCCGAGACGGCTGGCGACATCGCGGATGCCGCGCCCAGCGGGGCGGGCACCTGGACGAAATCCGTTGGCTTTGCGGAGTCGGCTACGGTGTTCTATCTGGACATCGGTAACGAACCCGCCAGCAGCAACTCGTAGGAGGCATAGCGATGGCAGTCTTGGGACCACGCGCACTGATTGATCTGGCCGTCCCGACCGGGATTGACGGCGCAAAGGTACTGCAGTGGCAGTTGCGGGATGGCACGACTGGCCCGCAGGCGATTGCACGCGCCGCCGCCGTCATTGGTGAAGTCAACCAGCGCGTCTATGGCAAGTACAGCGGGCTTCTGTACATCACGCAGGAGATTTACGCCCGCTATCGGCAGGGGGCGGGGTCGAAGTCCCGCACACCCCTGAAAGCGGAATTTGTGAAGCCTGACCCGATTCGCGGGCAGGAAATCGGCCATATGCTGCCGCTGCACGACTACGCGGACGCCGTGGCCTGGTCGCCGGAATACCTGCGCGATGCGTATCTGGCGCAGCTGGACGCCGACCTGCGCGAAATCGCGGATCGCTGGGAAACCCGCCTGGGTGAAGACTTCTGGACCCGCGTGCTGACCGACAACGAGAACCTGCTACCGGGTGCCTCGGCGGGCTATGACGTGGGCTGGGCCATCGGCACCGGCACCAACGTGAACTACATCCCGCCGCAGTATGGCGCGACGGTGCACACCAGCACGCACACGCACTATGACTACCTGGACGACGACAGCAACGACTGGGGCGATCTGCTGGAAGACATGGTGGAGGACTTGCGCCACCACGGGATCGGCGGCCGCCTGGTGTGCTTCATCTCCGGGTCGGACCTGTCCGAGTGGGCGGCGGTGACGGAGTACGTCGAACCGACACCGCAGAACATCGTGCAGGTGGTAGCGGGCAGCACCAGCGCGCCCATCCGCGTCACCGATGCGGAGTTCGAGGGCCTGCCGGGTGAACTGTTCGGCTACATGAAGACGCTGCGCGGGTACGTGGAACTGCGTTACGACGACTTCATCCCGACGAACTACTGCTGGCTGACCAAATCCTACGGCGCGAACAACCCGCGCAACCCGGTGGCGGTGCGCACGCACCCGACGGGCGGGTTTGGCCTGACGGTGGACCCGATGGTCACGCAGTCGATCAATCCCGAACTGGACTACATCCAGTTTGACGCGACGCACGGCATCGGCGTGAATGACCGGATCGGCGGCGTGGCGGGCTATCTCGCCAGCGGCGCGGATGCCTGGGTTGATGCGACGGTGACGAGCTAACGATGACGGAGACGGACATGCGCAGCGTGGAGACAGACCTGGCGTTGAACTGGCTGAACTACCGGATGATCAAGGAAGACGGCTATGGCCGTTTCGGTGTGCACTTCGTGCGGGCGCTGGCCCGCGCGGGCGTGCGCGTGACACCGGGCCTGATGTCCATGCTGGAGATGCCGGGCGACCTGCTGCGCATGACCGCGCTGGACTTCTCACGGTTGACGATTGCCCTGATGCCGCCGCATGAACTCAAGGCGGTGCCGGGGCGGTTGATCAACTTCACGATGTACGAGTGTACGCGGCTGCGCAAGGGCTGGATCGACCAGATCAACAACCTGTGCGAACGGGTGATCGTGCCCGCGCCCTGGTTGTTGGAGGTTCTGGACAGCCACGACTGCGCGGTGCCGATGCACGCCGTACCCGGCGGGATCGACCCGCACGAGTTCCCGGTGGTGCACCGCAACGGCAATCGCCCGTACACGTTCCTGGCGCTGGGTGACCGGGGCAGCCGCAAGGGGCACGATGTAGCATGGCAGGCGTTCTATAAGGCGTTTGGCGACGATACAAAGGATGTCCGGCTGGTCATCAAAAGCCGGGCGGGTGGGATACGGTGGGATAACGGACACCACAAGGTGTGGATCGACTTCTCCAACACCCGCGATACCCGTATCTCGTCATGGTCGGATGACGCCGACACCATGCTGGACGTGTACGCGCAAGCGGACTGCTTTGTGTTCCCGACGCGCGCCGAGGGCTGGGGCCTGCCACCGCGCGAAGCGGCGGCCACAGGGCTACCCGTCCTCGCGCCGCGCCACACCGGGACGGAGATTGGCCTGGACGACTGGGCCATTCCGCTGGAAAAGTACACCTGGCGGAACGTGCCCAAAGCGATGATGGCCGAACCCTACCCGGACGGGCGTTACGCGCAGTGGGCCACGTGCGACGTGGACGAAGTCGCGGACAAGATGCGCTGGTGCTACGAGAACCAGGACGATGCGCGGGCGCTGGGCCTGAAGGCGGCGCAGTGGCTGCGCGACCACCAGACGTGGGACCACGCAGCGCGGGCGCTGATCGACCTGCTGGACGGGCGCTACGCGGAACCGGAAAGCGAGGCGTAAATGGGCGCACTGACGACCACCGACCGCTGGTATGTGCAGAAGATGACCGGCATTGGCACGGACGAGTCTGTGTTCACCAATGACGAGTTAGACGACCTGTACACGCTGGCGGACGGCGACCGGGAATCCACACTGCGGCTGGTGCTGCGGGCGCTGCTGGCGGACGCGGCCAAGTTGCACGACTACCGGATCGCCCAAAGCGCCGAAAGTCTCAGCCAGGTCTACAAGCAGTTGTCAGACCTGATCGCCTACTACGAGGGCAAGGCGAACGCCAGCCAGCAGGTGCGCATCGTCGGAATGCGGGCGGTACCGCCGCGCGACAAGGACGAACCCGATGTCTAGCATCAGCGACTGGCTGGGCAGCACGCCGCCGCTGGCGGACTGGTTGGGAGGCGTGGACCGCGCTACGGACACGGCGCGCGTCATCGCCGCTAAGCCCACCAGCATCACGGTGCGGCGGGCAGGGGCAGCCCTGGACGCGCAGACGGTGCGCCTGGAGGTGTCCTCCATGCCGACGCAAGTCAGCGGCGCGAATGCCACCAGCACGAACCTGCAAACGGTGGTGCTGGGGTACAAAAGCCATCCCACTATCGCGGACACGGACCTGCAGCGCGGAGACAGGTTTTTCGCGGGCGGGCAGATGTACGAGGTGGTGCAGGTGCTGGCGGATGTGCCGGACCGCCTGCTGGCAATCGCTGAGGCGACGGAATGACGGCGGACTTCGAGTGGGACGTGTCGCCCGAAGCGGCGTTTGGCGCGCTGCACGACGCCTACGCGCAGCAGCTGTACCAGATGGTGCTGGCGGTGTGCTACCGGCACGCGCCGGACATCGAGAACTGGATGAAGGACAACGCGCCGTGGGTAGATCGCACGGGCAACGCCCGGCAGACGCTGTACACAAAGGTTATCCCGGCGCTGGGTGAAATCGTGATCCTGCTGAGTCATGGCATGGACTACGGGATTTACCTGGAACTGAAAAACGCGGGCAGGTACGCGATCATCTCGCCCGCTATCGACCACTTCCTGCCGATCATCATGGCAGACATACAGAGGGCGCTATGAGTGCGCTAGAGACAGCAGTCAAGGCGAAGTTGGAGGCGGATACCGGGGCGGGGGGCGTGAAAACCCTGCTAACCGGCGGCCTCTACACGTTCGTCGGGACCGGGCGCAACGGCATCAGCCGCCAGACGACCAGCGCGGCGTTTGACGCCACCACGGGCATACTCAAGCCCTGCTGCGTGGTGAAAGAACGCGCGCTGAACCCGGACGGCGGGGCGCGGGATACCGGCGTGGCATCGTACCGGACGGTGGTGGAACTGTGGTTCTATGACGACAGCGACGCCGCCAGTACGACGATTGCCAGTGCCGCCGCGCGCGCCTTCGACGTGCTGGATGGCGTGATGATTGGCGATACCAAGTGGATTCCCCGCTGGATGGGGAATCCAGTGCAAAACGAACGCGACCGCGCGCTGGATAACGCGCTGGTGCTGCGATCTGACTACGATGTACGAGGGTTGTACTAGGAGGACCGATGACAATCAATGCGTATAAGTTCGGCCTCAATGACTGCAAGATTGCAACGTGGTCCAGCGCCGAGTCCTACGGGACGGCGGTGGATGTCGAGTCCATCCAGTTGATGGGCGTCGAGTTCAACACGGAGTCCGGGCAGTTAGAGGGCGACGACATCATCACCGACACCCACGCCAAAGCGCAATCGGTGACGGTGCGGCTGCGGTTCGGTTTCAAGGACCTGGATGTGGTGGAAATCCTGACGGGCGTCACCAACACCGAAAGCGCGCCCAACAGCGAAAGCATGGTCTTTGGCCGGGACAACATGCCGTACTTCGCCATTTGCGGGCGCGTGGACGCGACCGAGGGCGGCGGGGATATGCACATCTTCATCCCGAAGTGCAAGCTGATGGAAGGCTTCGGGCTGTCGATGGAAAAGGGCAGCTACGTCACCCCGGAAATCACGGCGATGGCGGTCTACGAGGGCACGACGTATGGCATGGCGAAAGTCATCCAGCACGCGACAGCAGCCGCCGTGACCATCCCGCCCACGTAAGGAGACGACATGACCGACCTGCACGTTTCGAGTGGTCGGGCGTGGCGCGAGAAAGTCCGGGAGGGCGTTGTGCTGCAACTCCCTTCCGGCTTCGTCGCCCGCGTCCGTGGTATCCAACCGGACACACTGGTCCGGCTGGGGCGGATTCCCGATGCGCTGACGCCGGTAATCGCGTCGATTATGGACGGCAGCGCAGAGAATACGGGCGACCTGTCCTCAATGGACGACTTGAAGAACTACGCTGAACTGGTGAATGCCATCTGCATCAGCGCGATGGTAGACCCGCGCGTGGTGGACGACCCGCAAGCCGACGACGAGATCGACATTGACACGCTGGAATGGGCGGACAAGGTGTTTCTCGCCAGCATCGTGGGGGCAACGACGAAACAACTCGAATTATTTCGTCGCGAACAAACGGGCGATGTGGACACTGTGGACCCTGCAAACGGACACCGACCGGCCCGCAAGCGAAATCGTAAAGCTGCGCCAGTGGGTGACTGAACGCACCGGCTTTGATGGCTGGTGGGAGGCGCTGCAGTTGGACCGCGCCGTGTCGTGGTTCGGGCGCTACGTGGAATCCAAGCTGCACGAGACGGACAAGAAGGGCAATCCGCGTTACCAGCTGGAGGATGTGCTGGCAGATGAACAGGTGAACAGCGTAGAGGGGATTCAGGCGTTGGCGGCTATGTTTGGGGTGATTAAGCGGTAATGGGCTTCAATCCAGGTGATACGGTCAATCTCCCCAGCGGGGGAACTGCCACACGCGGGGCGCTTTTTCCCCAACTGTATGGTGGTTCATCTTCGGGCGGCATCGCGCAGGGACAAATCCGCATCGACACGCGCAGCCTGGCGCAGTCGCGAGCCGTGGTGGTCCGCGAAGCGCAGATCATGGGCGACGCGATTAAGCGCAACGTGGGCGACGGCACGCAGCAAGGCGTTGAAACGGCCAACCGCGCGCTGGCCTCGCTGCGCCAGTCGTTCGCGTCCGTGCAGCAGTCCGCCGCCCTGATCGCCGCGACCCTGACCACGCTGGGCGTGCGGTCGGCGCAGAACGTCAAGGTGCTGGAGGCACGGTTCCGCCTGCTGGCGGGCAGCGAGGAAGAAGCCACCGAAAAGCTGGAAGAACTGCGCGACCTGGCCGACCGCACTGGGCAGCCGTTCCTGGACCTGGTAGAAGGCGCAACGGCCATCATGCCCGCGCTGCGCGGCACCAATGCGGACCTATCCAAAACGCTGACGCTGGTGCAGCGACTGGCGGTGATGGACCCGGCGCAGGGCGTGACGGGCGCGGCGTTCGCCATGCGCGAGTTCCTGAACGAAGAATATATCTCGATGGTGCGCCGGTTGGAGTTCGACCGCCAGCGCCTGCGCGAAATCCTGGATGAAGCCGACGGGGATGTGGCAAAGGCCATCGAAGGGCTGGATGAGTACGTCGCGGAGTTGGGGCTGGGCGAAGAACAGCTGATGGAGTTCGGGCGGTCGGGCGCGAATGCGTTCGCCATTCTGCGCAGCGAGGGCACGGAAACGCTGGCGGAGTTCTTCTCGCCGTTCCTGAATGACGTGCTGGTGCCCCTGGTGCGCACCTTTGCCGACTTCCTGCGCCAATTGCGCGCCACGAACCCGGAGTTACAGAAGTTCATCGGCATCGCCACGGGCCTCAGTGCGGTGTCGGTCCTGGCCCAGCGCGGCCTGCCGCTAATCGGGCAGATTCCCGGCGGGGCGATGATCGGCAAGCTGGGCGTCACGGCGGCGGCGGGGTACATCGGCGGGGAGATCGGCGTGGCAGGCGCGCGCGGGCTGGGCAAGCTGGGCGTGCCCGGCTTCGAGGGCTTTGCTGAGGCGTCTCAGGAAGAGGCGCGCCATATCATCGTGGAGACGCTGAAACAGGTGGCCGTCATCATCTTCGATGCCTTTGTCGAAGTGGCGAAGTCCATCGTGCAGGCGGGCATGTACCTGAAGAACGCCTGGGAACTCGTCAAGGCGGCGTTTGGCCTGGGCGTATCCTACATGCGCAACGCATTCGCCTCCGTGGTGGACATCCTGGCGGGCGCGGCGGCGGGCATCGTGACTGCCATCGCGGGGCTGCTGCGCGGCCTGGACGAGATCGACCTGGGCTGGTTTGGGAATATCGAAACCGGCGCGGGCAAGACCGCCGAAGAAATGGAAAAACTGGCGAGTTCCATCCGGGGTGCGGGCGACTCGATGCGCATTTCCGAAAGCCAGATGCAGGGCTACACCAAAACGCTGCGCCGGGGGATCGAACTCACGCCCCAGCAGATTGAAAAGATGGAAGGCTTAAATACCATCGGTGACGAACTGGTCCTGACGTTTGCCGAGACGGTGGGCGCGGTCGAGGAGGCGGAGGCAGCGGTGCACCGCTTCGTCAGGGCTGCGCAACTGGTTACGTCCATCCCCCAGCGCGATGAACCGAAGGGGCTGACGTTTGACGAGGACGCGAAAGCCGCCTGGCTGGACTTCCAGGACGACATGGCGGAACTTGCCCGGAACACCAACGACCAACTGCTGGACGAAACGCGCCAGTTTGAAGCCCGGCGTGCGGAGATTATCAAGACATACCAGCAGCAGGTATTGGACATCATGGAAGAAGACGCTATCCGCTACCAGCGCGCGCTGCAGAACGCCCGCGACCGTGAGGCGGAGATTCGCGCGAACCTGGCCGAATCCCTGGCAGACGCTGAGGTGGACAACCGCGAGAAGGTGAACGACCTGCTGGCGCGCTACCGCGAAGAGGACGAACGCGCGGCGGAGAAGCACCTGGATCGGCTGCGCGACATCCAGCGCGACGGGCGCGAACAGGTTCTGCGCGCCGCCATGAAGCTGGACGCGGTGGCGCTGTGGGAGGCGCAGCGGTCCACGAAGATCAAGGTCGAGGACGAAAAGGACGCCTACGAACGCGAACGCGAAGACCGCCAGGAGGCGCTGGACAAGGCGCTGCGCCTGGAAATGGAATCCTACGACGAACGCCTGCAAGCGCAGCGGGCCGCCGCCGACAAAAGCATCACCCAGCTATGGGAACGGTTCAGGAAAGAGGAACAATTGCAGCGCGAGGACATGGCGCGGCGTCTTAGCCAGATGCGCCGGGACCACGCCCAGCAACTGAACGAACTGAGAAGCCAGCACTACCAGCGCATGGGGCAAATCCGGCAGGAGGGGCAGGAAGAACGCCGCCAGCGCCAGATGGACTTTATCAACACCATGAACGAAATCCAGCGGCTGGCGGGCGTGCACCAGGCCAACCTGATCAGCATCGCGCAGCGCGGCGAGGCGCTGATCGAGGGCGATTTCCGGGCCTGGTGGAACCGGATGCAAACCGTTGTCAATCCCGGCGCGGCCATCGGGCAGGCGCTGATGAACCTGGGCAGCGGCAGCCGCGATGTGGGCGGGCGCGTCATGCAAACCGGACTGATGCGCTTGCGGCAAGGTGAGGAAGTCATCTCCGCCGGGTTCGCCAACACGCTGCGCCGCATGATGGGCGGCGAAGTCTCCCAGCCCAGCCTGGTGGCAGCGGTCGCCGGGGCGGGCGGTGCGGGAGGGCGCAACGGGGCAGGGGGCGGGGGTACCATGCCGCTGGTGCACTGGACGGGGAACATTGTGGTCAACGGCGCGGGCGAACCGCAGACGGTGGCCCAGCGCGTGCGCGACGAGTTGTATAAGCTGTTCCAGGAGATGGGCGGATGACGTACCAAATCGCAACCGGACACGACAACGCGGCGGGTTTGGCCGACGTGACGCCGCAGCCCGCCTCACCCGGCATCCTGTACCCGCGCCGCATCTATGCCGCGTCGGGCGACGTGTACGAGGACGGCACGCCCTATACGCTGTGGGTGTACAAGGACATCCTGCCTGCCGACGAGTACGCCGCGCTGCTGACCGCCTTCGGGCTGGCGTCTGCTGTGTCCGCGCTGGTGACGGTGCGCACGGTAGCGGGCGAAGACCGCACGACGTTTGCCAACTACAACGCGCGAGTGATCAAGCCCCGCAACGGTGACACAGCGAAGTTTGCCAACGGATTCTGGCATGACGTGGTGTTCGTGATCCGCGAGTTGGAGGCGCTGTAATGGCAACCTGGCGCGACCATCCGCAGTGGCAGCGGGGGTATCTGTGGGTTCATAAGCCGACCGTGGTGTTTGCGGCAGAACTGCATTACACCAATACCACCACGTATGGCAAGAACGCCACAAACGCCAACATCTGGAATTACCTGTTTTTCCAGAATGTCACCACGGGGTCTAACGATGCCTCGGAAGTGCTAGAGGGCATGACGCTGCTGCTGGGCACCACGCCGGGCGCGTATGACCTGGGCCGCGTGCGCGTCAAGCAGGTGGTGAACGTCAACCCGCCGAATGCGTATGGCCTAAAAATATGGGCGTCCAACAACATCCACGACGGCGAGGTGTTCCCCGCCAGCACCGCGTATATCACCGTGTTGGACCAATACCTGCCGTGGTTCAAGCCGCCCTACTACGGCGTCGCGTCCGGGTATGTGGACGGCGACCTAGGACCGGGCGGGGCGACGCACAGCCAGTTCCCGATTGCCAACGCCGGGCCGGGCGTGGTGGCCGAGAGTGTGACGGCGCTGGCCGAACTGGATTACTCCGGCGGCACGGCGGCGGCGTCGTCTGAGGCTGGGCCTCTCTGGGCAGCGGGCAAGGCATTTGACAATTCCACGGGGTCTTACTGGAAATCGGACACGTCCGGCGGCCCGTGGTGGCTGACCTACGAGTTCACCGGGGCCGTCACCGTGACGGAGTACAGTATTTATGGGCGACAATCTGACTTAATCAGCCCGTCCGCCTGGACGTTCGAGGGCTGGGACGGGGCGAATTACGTCACGCTGGATACGCAGCCGAACGTGGCATGGACGCACGGTGACGGGTATGAGGAACTGTCGTTTCCCATTGCCACGCCGGGCAGTTATAGCAAATACCGCCTGTCTATCACGGCGGACGCGGGCGGCTATAACCAGGTCCTGATCCGGGAACTGAACCTCAAGGGCATGGTGACGACGCCCCCGACGATAGCCTTTTCCGGCGCGGACAGCTACGCCACCGCCTATGACGCCGTGCTGGGCGCGTATGGGGCGGACTTCACGGGGGACGCCCTTACCGTATCCGCCTCATCCGAGTATGGCGTGTATGTGGCCGAGAACGCGATAGACGACGATACCGGCACGTCCTGGCGGGCCTCTACCGATGCCAACGAAACGCTGCAAGTCATCTTTGCCGCCAACCGGAAGCCGCGCAAGATCACCATCACGCCCGTCACCACGCTGACCGCGCCGAAGGACTTTTACCTGGTGGGTGGCCTGGGGGCCTCCACCACCACGCTGCTGCGCGTGCAAGGGGCCACGACGGGCTGGACGGCGCTGACGGCGCGTACCTTTTATGTCGATTACGACTATCCAGAAGGCGGGTTCGACCGTTTTACCCTGTGGATTACCGCCATCAACGGCGGCACGCGTGTTGCCGTGGCCGAATTTGAACTGATCGAGGAAGACCGCGCCACCGCCTACTCGTGGGACGTGGGCGACGGTTCGATTACTACCGGCACCAGCGCCAGCGAGGACATCGAGGCGACGTTCCCGGCGGGTTTCCGCTATATCCACCTGACCGTCACGGACACCAGCACGCATACGGGCATTAAGCATGTGCCAGTCGTCGTCGTGGACGAGAACTATACGGATGTGGTGCGGAACTTCGAGATTGCCGACCACACCATGACGCAGGCGGGCCAGTCGATGACGTTCCGGGTGCATGAGGCGCTAGACCTGGACGATTACCCGCCCATGACGATGGTCATGTACTGGGAAGAAGAAAACATCGGCGGCACGGCGGGCAGCCTGGCGGCGGCTGGCCCGACCGGGCGCGAACACATGAAGTTCATCGGCTATCTGGACGTGGAAAGCACGCGCATCAAGGCGGGGGAATACGACACCGAGAAGGGCGTGGACCTCCAGTGTGTGGACATCGGCGGGCGCTTGCGCCAGATGCCCGCGTTCCAGGTGGTGGCCGAACGCGCCACGTCCGTCTCGTACATTTATGAGATGGAACACGCCAATATCGACCGCCTGATCTACCTGCTGGTGCGCTGGTTCTCGACGGCGGCGGAGATTGCGGACTTCATCTGGTCCAAAACGCTGGACCAGTGGCCGTTCCCCATTCTGAGTGCTGAGGCGGGCAACCTGTACGACTCGATTGACGACCGTGCCCAGGCTATCGCGCACCGCTTCACCTGCGACAAACACGGGCGGCTGTGGGTGCTGCCCGACCCGCAGCTGCAAGCCACGGCGAAACGCACCAGCACGGTGATTGAGGACATTGACGAAACCGACTGGGCCGAGATGAACTACACCTACCGGCGCGGGTCGCGCTACCACTGGCACTGGGGCAGCGCGATTGCCTCTACCCAACTGCTGGCGGGGTCCACCAATGTCATTCCCTACTTCGTGGTCGGGCCTGGCCCGGCACCGGGGCAGGGTGTCGCCAGCATCGAACAGGGCGAACAACTGGTCCAGGATGGCCCGGACTTGCAGGTGCGCGAGGGCCACCGCTACGCGCTGCGCACGCAGGCGCCGTTTAGCTATTTCGACGTGCAACTGGCGCACGGCGCGGACACGGGCATCGACCCGGCGCGCATGGTGTGGGTGCGCATGACCATCAGCGCCGCCACCGCCGCGCAGCGCGGGTACACGTTCACCGACGCGCGATTCCTGCCGATTGAGGCGCGCATCGCCTACGACCATGAGGCCATGACGAAAACCGTGACGCTAACGCTGGAAAAAGAGACGATAGGCCAGGCGCTGACGACGTACACGCCGCCGGAGTAGCGAGATGGTATCGGATCGGGAATTACAACGCGTGTTCAAGAATGCGGTACGCCGGGCGTACTACGCGACCTACACGCCCGCGCGCCTGGGGCGACCGGACGGCGGCGGCAGCTACACCTTCGACGCTCCGGGCGGGCGCGGCATGACGTATGTGCGCATCTACCAACAGGACGGCGTGACGCTGGCGCAGGCGGTGGACCATATCGGGGTGACGACAGGCACGCCCACCGGCGACCTGCCCATCTGGTTGGACAAAGACCCGGACGGGCGCTGGCGCATTGTGATGCTGAGGCACGA